CCGCTCAATGCGCACCCCCTTCAGGGGGTCGTATTGAGTGCGTATGCAGCTGCAGGCCTACCCATCCGCGGATGGGTAGTACTGCTAGCTAAGCGAATTGAGAGTTGGCTGCATCTCTTTCGAGACTGGGCTGTTTCTTATATTAAGTCACAGTGCAGCCAACTCCGCCGTTATGCTGTCTGCGGCGGGGAGATTCCTTTATGCAATCTCTTCGTCGCCAGACATTTCGTTCATAAGGTCAACAGACCGGCAGCGTTCCAGCTCTCTTTGATTGCTCGAGCACTACCGGCTGCGACCGGTCGGATTTGCGAACGGACAAAGCAACAGTTTCTTGAAAATGCTGCTTTGCCGTCGCCTCATGTTTCTATCTCTAACCGCTTCGAGGCTTTGGCCTCGGAACTGCTAGATATATGGCAAGATAATCCCAAGGAGAAGCCTGGCCTTCCAGGCCAGTCTTCTTCTTGGGGATCTACTAGGAAAGAAGGAGGCCAGGCTGCTGAGTTTGCTTGCACACTCAGCAGCGATGATCTCGAATATTTGAGGTTTGGCCAATCTCCTAGTACTGTCACTCGACAGACTAGGCAGACTGGTGTTAACCGTGCGGTTAAGCGTTTTGCGTCCGACTGGGTTAACCAGTCGAACGTCATGCGCCCTGTTGCTATTGCTGAGCGTGGAGGCAAGTGCCGTATGGTCACTTGCTCCAACCCTCGCTATGTGTCGGCGGCACATGCAGAACGCAGACGTCTTTGGCGTCTGATTCTGTCTGTGCCTGAGATCTCACGTTATCTTGGACCTGCCCCTGGACGCATTCGCGTTCAGAGTTCAGGCTGGATAATTTCTACTGATATGAGCAAAGCCACTGATAACCTCTCGCATGAGATGTTATCATGGTTTTGTCTCAGATTTAATATTGAGCCGCGGCTCGTCTTTGAAGGTTTCTTCTTGGACGGGGCGGCCTTTCATTCTTACCGTCGCGGTTGTCCCATGGGCATGCCATGCTCATGGGCCATCCTTTCTCTCATACACTGGATGTGCATGAGAGAGAGCGGTATCCGATTCTTTGCCATACGCGGCGATGATGCCATCGCGCGCATGTCATATAAGCAGTTTGACCATTACCAGTGTTCTATACAGAATACTGGAATGAGCCTAAACTTTTCTAAGACGTACAAGTCACCGGACTCTGGTACATTCTGCGAAAGGATGTACCAGCTCCGTGGTGATGTACTTTACTTGTTGCCGCACCTTGGGCTGAGGGTTTTTAACCCTGAGGACAAGGCTGCAGTCATCCGTGATTTACACCAGTTGGTCCGTGACTCAGGTTTACCCTGGTCCCGGATCCTTCTGGCTTTTCAGAAAGGTGCTGGTTGGCTTCATACTCTCGCAAGAAAGTATAAGCTACCCAAGTACCTGCCACTTTGTTACGGTGGTCTTGGACTTCCTTGTCCCAAGAAGTGGAAGACCAACCGTTGGTTTACTTGGAAGGTGAGATGGCTAGCCACACATGGCTACTCATTCTCATCTCAATTGATTATTTCGGGAAAACACCTCTCCAATGCTGCTAAAGCGTTGGATGGGGTGAAACTTTCCCTTTCGGTCAAGGACCCGTGTAACCATCTCGATCGTTTATCGACCGAATGGTTGCTACCGGCCCAACTACTTGATATTGCGGAGGGGACGCGAACTGAGGTTAAACTCAGTCCGTGGACTCTCTGCAAACGGTTAAAGGAACGGTTTAATGCAGCCGGTATCGCGCCAGGCGGTAGCGACTACTATTACGCCGATCTATTCGATCATGAGATGAAGGCCTCACGCGAGAGTGTTATTCTCGCGTTGGGGCACTCATCTTCTTCCGTTGAAGCCTGTCTTCGTGGCGATGGAC